TTAACAAAAATGTATATGGTCTTTGTCTGTTTCCATAGCAATTATTTCGTAGCCACGAGTATTAGCTATATCGAGAATCTTTTGTTTCACATCATCAGCAATAGAGCCTTGTAGTAGTTGTTTGCGGTATTTGGTTACAAGAACTATATGTACTTTCAGACTGTATTTTCGTCTGTTATGACGATAATATCTATTATCCATAAATCACCTCTGATAGTTATTGACGTTCACTAAATATTAGTATACACTATTGCTAGTGAAGTATCAATGAGAGGAATAAATTTTATGGAACAGATAACTATAACTGCAAAAGTTCAGATAGTTGCAACTGATACAGATAAAGTTTTGCTTAATAAAACAATGTCTGTTTATTGTGATGCCTGTAATTATGTTTCAGATTATGTATTCCGCACACATGACCTAAAGCAGTTCTCACTCAATAAAATTTTGTACTCTACTCTAAGAGAAAAGTTCAGTCTCAAATCACAAATGGCGCAGTCTGTTTTTAAAACGGTTATCGCAAGATATAAGACCATTCTTGAAAATCAGAATGAATGGATAAAACCATCTTTTAAAAAACCTCAGTACGACCTGGTTTGGAACAGAGATTATTCTTTAACTCAAAACTGCTTTTCCGTCAATACGCTTAATGGTCGTGTGAAACTTCCTTATTTTGCTGAGGGTATGTCTAAGTATTTTAACCATTCTATTTACAAGTTTGGTACTGCCAAACTTGTAAATAAACATGGTAAATACTATCTGCATATACCAGTTACCTATGAGGTTGAAGAAAGTAATATTTCTGATATTTGTAATGTTGTAGGTATTGACAGAGGTATTAACTTTGTTGTTGCAACTTATGACAGTAAACATAAGTCTGGATTTGTTAGTGGTAAAGCTATTAAACAGAAACGGGCTAATTATTCCAGGCTTCGTAAAGAACTTCAAATGCGACATACGCCATCCTCAAGGCGAAGACTAAAAGCTATCGGTCAGCGAGAAAACCGTTGGATGCAGGATATTAACCATCAGGTATCGAAGGCACTCGCCACCGGTAATCCAAAGCATACTCTCTTTGTATTAGAAGATTTGACTGGTATTCGCAATGTTACAGAACGTGTCAAAACAAAAAAACGCTATGTTTCTGTATCATGGTCTTTTTATGACCTTGAGCAGAAGCTGATTTACAAAGCGAAGCAGAATCAATCTTCTGTAATAAAGGTGGATCCTCGTTATACCAGTCAATGCTGTCCTGCTTGTGGACATACTGAAAAGTCTAATCGTAATAAGAAAATACATTTGTTTACTTGCAAAAACTGCGGTTATACGTCTAATGATGACCGTATTGGAGCTATGAATCTGTATCGTATGGGAATAAACTATCTTGCTGATAGCCAAGTACCTAATACAGTTGTAACAGAGTAAACTCTGCTACAAAGGGTGCTGTCAACCACCCAATGATGTAACGCCACTTTAGGCAGCAATGCCTATTGGGGATAAAAGGTCGGAGGCGTAAGCCGTTACTACGACTGGGCAGTTACAAGCCCATTACCTTTAGGTGATGGGTAGTTGACTTACCCAAATGCTACCTGTCCGTTATTCTGTATATAAATCATCGGTGCAGCTTTACGCTCCATATCTCTCAATCAGCTCCTTATAATCATCACAAATCTGAATGTGATGCTTCTTTTCCAAATCATCAACCATTTCAGACAATGATGTTTTTCCAGAATTAATATCATTGATGTAGTTATTAATTCTTTTTACGGACTTCATGTAACGTTTCCATCCCCATCCATGTAATTCGTGCATTACATAGAACAAAATCACAAAATTCAGCACGTCAGACCAGTTCTTTCCATCCTCGAACCCATCATCAAAGGCTTTTAACTCCATCTCTTTTAACTCTTTCTGGCAGTTCTGGATAGACTGTGCGAACATATGAGATTGTTTATTTGTATATGGAATGAATGCTTTCTTTTTCTGCTTGATTTTTAGGCTTCCCATCCAACAAACCTCCTTATGTTTTCTGTTAAAGCATCAAACTGTTTTAACATCTTCCGGCATCCGTTTCTAGTCACCTGCATATCTTCAGCGGAGTCATCTATCCAATATTTGCCGTCAATCAGATAGCTGTTATCCAAGAATGTACGGAATCTGCATTTTGTAAGTCCGAATTTATTCATGATTTCTCTTTGTGTCAAGGACTCTACAAATTCACCGTCTGCTGCAACAATGTCATAAAGTTTCATTTTATTTTATCTCCTTGTTTATCTTTCTTATTCCGTACCCAACTGGAGTATATGCCCTGTCGGTACTGGGGTGGTTCGTCTTGAGCAAACCATCATCAACCAGATTATTGATATGCTTCCAGACCGTAGCTCTCCCGGCATCCACCCTTTCAGAAATCTCTGTAATCGACGGTGCATATCCAACCAGTTTAATATAGCTGACGATATACATATAAATTTCTTTCCTGAGAGCCTGTCCCTGTTCGTATCTATTCTTTGTGTTGTACGGCATTTTGATTCTCCTTTTCCAATTCTTTTGCCTTATTAAACATCTTGGAAAGATAATTCGAATAAGCAACAAGCATGTGATCTACAAATCCATTTTTGTTATATTTTTCAGATACAACATGGATCTGTTCAACTACCTGCTGCCAGTATTCATCTTTTGCCTCAATTCCGGCAGTCTGGAGGACCAGTGCCGGAAAGTCAATCTGTAAAAACTTTATGGTGTTCGGTATCTGCTCATGCGTCACTCTCATACTTACGCACCTTCTTCTACCTCAAAACTCTGTTCAAGAAGTCGCTCGTTATCCTTGCTAAACGCCTTTATATAGCTCTGTTTTATCGGTCTGATAAAATGTATGCCGTTAGCTGATTTAGCCCGGGAAACAGCCACATAGAACTGTCCAGGATCCCAACAGCAAGGGTCAATGTTGATTTTTTCAAATGTCTGTCCCTGTGATTTATGAATGCTGATTGCCCAGGCAAGTTTTACCGGGAACTGAGAGAAAGAGCCTACTTTCTTACGGACAATCTTCTCTTTCATGATCTTCCGACCATCCTTTTCTTGTTCGGATTCCTCAATAACCTGTTTCTCAATGTCTTTATTGTATCTATATAAGCTAACTGTTTTGCCCTTATCAGTTTTGATAACCAGATAAGATTCTTCAAATTCTCCGTTTTCCACAATTTTCTGAATGATGCCAATCGTTCCATTAACGTAGTTTCCAGACAAATCATTGACTGTAATCATCACTTTTGCACCGATGTTAAGAATTAAGTCCTCTCTGGCAAATGCAATGTTCTTAATATCGGCAGATGTTAGCTCGCCGTCAACTGCTGCATGAAACACTTTTTCGGTCTTTTTATCCAACTTGCCAAGGAAAGTATTGTTAATTCTGTCAGCTTCTGCATTAGTGCCAACCAAGAACGGCGCTTCCGGTATAACTTTGTCTGATTCGTTGTTCTCCAGATATGCAATGGATTTTCTAATATTGTTGCCATATTTAATATCATTCAGCACATACTTAAATCCCTCATCATTCTGCCTGCATACCTCATCAAGTTTGATATATTCAAATCCCATTTCTTTCCAGTATTCAGACATGAAAGCATATCCATGTTCATACTTTCCACCCTTTCCATAATCAGATCCATACATCCGACAGAGAATTTTTCGATCGTCTGTCGTAATAACTGGCGGAAGCTGGTAGAAATCACCTATCACGATTAACTGAATGTCTTCTTTGTCCTCTCCGATCAGAAGTCTGTCAACTGCTCTCTCTTCATTCTCCGTGATGATCGTCTTTGCAATCATATTGAACAAATCGAACCGGCACATGCTGATTTCATCAATGATAAGAACATCTGCTTCTTTCAGAAGTTCAGCTCTGGATTTCACCTTTTTCTTATAGTCCTCAAATTTAATTGAAATATTCAATGCTCGGTGTACGGTAGTTGCCCCATATCCGATATTATCCGCTGCAATTCCAGTAGTGGCGGATACCAGAATATTTTTACCAGCTTTTTCCGCCTCATCGATGAACGTTTGGATAACCGTTGTCTTGCCTGTTCCTGCGTCACCTGTCAGAAAAACATTACTGCCAGACAGCATTGTATCTAATGCATATCTTTGCTTTTTATTGAGATCGTCTTTTTTCATTTTGTAACCACTCCTTGTAATAATTATGTCAACTAAATATTTTTGTAATATTCAATTAATTTTGCTATAATAAATCTAATTGTATATGCTTTTTAATTTTGTAACCAACGTGTAACCGACTTTTTCGACCTATTGGTTACGCCAAAAACCCTTATTTTATGCGGGTTTCAGAGGTATGTAACCGTGTAACCAATGTAACCAAGGTTTTCATATAGGAGAATCACTAGAGTATATGTTTTTTATACACTCTCAAACTTTCTCCTATAGGATGTTTTTTTTCGTGTTACAACGGTTACATGGTTACAAATTACGAAAACGGAACATTTGTTTCGGCATCAGCTGGCAGAAAACCAGTTTCAATAACCTCATTTTCTTGCTCGTTTTCAAGACTTTTTATATCAACAATCTTTACCGCAATAAGCCTCATTACACTTCCACCGTCTCTTTTTAGTACCGTATCTCTTTTTCCTGTGTGCTTGATTAACTCTCGATTAATCGCCCAGGCCGAAAAGGCTTTTCTGGAGAATCCATTGTTCTTCAAAAGGTTTTCAAGAGGTTTCGGATAAAAATATACATATACATCTCCATATTCATCTGGCGTTTCCTTGAATCCCCACTGATCACAGCTAAATTGCGCATCAAAGTGCTGTCCGTACACGGAAAGACTTTCAAGAATGAATTCATAGCATCTCTGACCTTCTGATACATCTTTCTTGCGTGTAGGTATGTCTACAACGTCCTCGACCGTCAGCTCACGTCCATCCTTAAATATGAAATCTGTAGCTAATTTGTCAGCCAGCAGAAGTGTAGATATTGCCATTACCTGCTTTGCTGGAAAGTCATATCCGTCAAAACCTTTCTCAATTTCGGCTTTCATTTCTTTCAGATCATCCGATGTGAACTGTTTGAGATTTCCAACGAACACTCTTCCAGCAAAGCCGTAGTTCTTCACGACAATGCCGTTAATCTCTGCTGGATTCTCGTAAATATCCTCACAACATTCAATTTCAATAATTCTGTTGATAGCTCCGCCGGAATCTGCAAATTCCGAAATAGGGTTCTCACCGTTGCAAATAGTCACATTACTCCATGTATTTTCCTTAGCTGCTCCGAGGTCCTTATTTGAACGTGCTTTTCCTTTGCCAGAACAGAGATTGTAAATCAATGTTTCGTAGTTATCCCGGATATACTGAGAAGCATTCTTCGAGTCGTCCAGAATCATCGGAAAGTTATTGAGCATATCTGCCCTTGTCTCCAATGATGTATCTGTTGAACGAAAATTCCCAACGTAGGCTCCCGGTGCCGGATTCCCCCAAACCGATGCCGCTATATTGATTGTTACCGTCTTTCCGCCTCCTGTCTGCCCATAGAAATCTACGATGAACGGTAGCGCATCAAGCGGCTGTATAAGAACACTCGCAAAAGATGCTGCCAGTGCTATTCGCGGTTCCAATCGTCCGCATGATCGTAGCTGCTTAGCCAGAGTCACCCACTTGAAGTAGTCTCCACTTTCCTGTATACTTTGGAATAGCGTTTTAAAGCGGTATTCACCGTCAAAAACGATTGAAAGGTCGTAAGGGACAAATGTATTACCATGCCACCCCAGTTTGCTTGTAGAGTGCTGTATGTCGATCATATCGGCATTGTACATTTCAACATCCGCCAGATACTTTACGAGAAGCCTTGCATTCTCTGAGTTGACCTGCACCCCGAACCTTGCAAGATTAGTTATTGCCCTGGAAGTCACAATGTCAATTTTTGGAACAGTTATTTCTGTCCAATATCCATCCCTTTTAAAAGCCACCGTGATCTGTTCCTCTCCTGTCTCGATGTTTTTTAGACGACGTATCGGCATGATCGGGTGGTGACATACAAGTTCTCTTGCCTTAGATGTTTCAGAGGAAAATATTCCGTTCTCTGTAGCTATCCAGCTACCACAAGCCATGTTAGGATATTCCTTATCAACAGAATCAGGATAAAAGTTTGTGATGTTTTCAACTAACTGCATAGAACGATTTACTTTTTCTTCTTTTTCCTTTTCCTGTTCTGCTTTCTGGAATTCCTTTATGAACTCTTCTGCTATATGCTTCGCTTTCACACTTTTTGCCCGGTCCATCAGCTTAAACTTGATTTCTGAGCGGTCAATTTTACTTTTTACTGAAAAAAGCTCTTCATACAACTGCTTTTCCATAAAGTCTTGTGCCTGTAAGTTTTCAATATTTTCAAGAATTTTTCTCACCTCCTGACTTAGCTGATAACATTTCGTATCTGCTTTTTTCTTTCTCAAGATTAAACTGGCACATATACCACTCTTCTGAATCAGGAGGGAACGTTTTTAGTGCTGTTTCGTACATAAGTATGTTCTTTTCTACCTGCTCAATCTCATTAGGATCCTGAACAGGGTTGTGTTTTTTTGATTTAATATCTCGCATTTCATGTCTGATCTGGTTGCGGCTTTTACCTTTTTTTGATATATAAGTGCCACCCAGCTCAATAAACGCCGTACTAAAAGGGACGGATTCGTATTGCATCACAAAATCAAACACATCACCGCCAGTTCCACAGCCGAAACAGTAAAAGGAATCATCGTAGATTTTGCAGGACGCTGACTTTTCCTTGTGAAAAGGGCAACATATAAATCCTGCTCTATTCGGCCTTAGCCCGTACCTGGAGAGAATTTCTGGCATTTTTACTGACTGTTTGATTTCTCCCTTAGTCATGACAGCAGCTCCACGATCCGCCGCCCAGTTTCTTCTTTCGTGCAGAATTCAAATCGGACTCCGTATCTATCTCTGATTGTGCAGAGAGATTTATACAACTGGCAGCCATCAACAGCCTTGTCAGAGATTACAGTCTTTACTTTTTTGCCGTTTATCGTCCTCCAGATAACTTTGTGTTTCCTTGGGTTCTCCCAAAAATACACATCGCCAACTGATTTAATATCTGGTCCATGCTCACATAGGATAATCAACTGAATACCGGCTTCACGTGCCCTGATAAGTTCTGCCTTGAATCTTTCATGTTGTTGACAGACATTTCCACAAAGCTCTTGTAAATCCTTCTTACGGTCAATACAGAGCTTTGCATTATCTAATGACTGATAATCTCCACAATACAATTTAGAGCGAAAATACTGCACTCCAAGGCTATCAAACTGACTCTGAATCCGTTCCCATTCTGATTTATGTTCCCTTGTGTCCACTTGTATAACCATTAAAAACACATCCTTTTAATTGAACGGAAGTTCTTCCTGTACACTGTCTGGAATACTCATAAAGTCCGTGCCTGCCGGATTCGCTCCCATGATAGCTTCTTCTTTCAGATGATCGTCATAGGCTTTTGTGGTACGCTCTTCTGGGATATCTGCATCCTTAATTCCCTCAATACTTCGGAACCATGCAAGCTTGTGACGTTTTACTTCTTTGTTATCGTACCAGTCTTTTTCAAGACGGAAGATTCCACCGATCAGCTTTCCTTTAAACTGCTGCCCGAAGTTATCGCCCCACTTAACGGCAAATCCCGGATTTGATTTTTCTACGCATGTGATAAATGTTTTAAGGTTACGGACACCATAATCTACACCCTCATCAATAACCATGTAATTAGTACCTGCATTCGGATATTTCTTGTCTGGACGGATATCGTTCTCAAACTGTTTCATGAAATAGCCGGCCTGTTCGTCTCCTTCTGCGAAATCAAACAAGATAACGAGCATATCGAGTCCACCCTGTGTTTTTTTCTCTGATATCTGCTTAATTACCATCTTATGACCACCAAGCTTAATTGGTTCAAATTCTCCTGCTGCCTGTGTAGTATCATACGCTGTTGGTTTATTCATCTTTATTCTCTCCTTTTCCTAATTCGTAATAATCTCTGATAGCTGCATCTACCGCTTTCAAGTCGTTCGGAATTTTCAAATCAAACATTCCTTCCGGACTTTTTGCTGTAGTATATCCATCTGATTGTGTGATAAAATAATGTTCTTGACCCTCTACAGAAGTGAGAAGTACAATATCGAAACAGCCCTCTACTGTAAGATTCTGGTCAAGCATTTTGCCGACTGTTTTAGCCTTAATCTTTCCAGTATTACTGTCCATCTCTGTGTGATGCAAAAAATACACAATTACATCGTCTGGAAGCTTAATATTGATAAAATGAATAAGATTTCGGAAATTCAAAGCCATATCGGTGAATTTTCCATATCCTGTATCTTTTGCCCTGTCAAACATTTCGTTTACAAGAAGATACTGACTATCATCAATCACATATTTTTTTAATTGAGGGTTGCTTAATACCCTTGTTATCTGCTGATAAGTTGCATTTTTGGCGATTTTAAACGCCTTTTTGAACGGAAGTCGGTTCTTTTCTACTGAAAAAATGCCAACTTCTTCTGTGTCAAAATTTTTAATGGAATAAGTTTTTCCACTTCCTGTTTCGCCCAAAATAAGGACCGGAAATCCCATGTTATAACACCTCCTCAAATCTCCACGAATATCCTCCGGCAGTTTCTCTTTTACCATTACAACACTCGGAGATATTACCTATTAAAATTCCACATTTTCTTCCGATTTCAGAAAGACTATTCCAGATTTTGATAACAACACCATCCTTAATCTGCTCCACTTTCTTGTGCTTTTTCGAAGCAGCTTTGTAAGCTCTATTGGAATAATTATTGTTATACTTTCTATCGCACCATTCCAAATTTGTGTAATCAAAATTTGATGGATCAGTATCTTTATGATTAACTTCTGGAAGATTCTTTGGATTCGGCAAGAAAGCCATTGCTACAACTCTATGAACACTCATATTGTATTGCTTACCGTTCTTCCCCATTGTGACAAATGGATAACCGTTTCCTCTATCACAAGACTTTAAAACTCTTCCCTTCACCAGTCTTTTTCCTGTATTGCATTTTACATAGTGATCTGTGCTTCTTATTTCACCATGACAATTCACAATGTAAAGCCCCTCAAACCCGACTACATCTTTCCATAATATTGGTGTTGCCATTGCTATTCCTCCTTGTCATAAACCACATGTTTACTGCCCTCGATAATCAGCAAACTTGCAATACCTTTCATTGATAAGGTTGATTCGTTATAGATTTCGACCAGTGCGTTGTATGCGTCTGATGAAACCTTTACAACCTGATTATCTTTCCCAGTTACCAGTTGCTTCTTTCTTGCCGGAATACGGATTTCAAATTCACTCACCGATATTTTCCTCCTTATATGATTTCTGAGCCGTTAAAAGCCCATTTAAGGCTTGTACGTAACTCGCCAATGTTCTTGCCTTGTATGATTCTTCAATAGGATTATCCGGGACTGTGGCAAGCTGTATATCAATCAATCTCAGAACCTCATTAATTCTCTCATCCATGTTCACACCGCCTTGAAAAAGCAGTACAGGTTATCCGAAGCGTCCCCGGACTTCTCTCCATCAATGTCTTCAGCTTTGTGATACTCCACATGGTCCAGAGACATGTCACAGTTCTCATAATCCAGAATGCAATCACCTCTGGATTGAAGCTCTCTGAGTAGTTCATTAATACATCCTGCTATCTCCAGACTAGGAAGAAGTTTCATAATTGCTATCTGTTTACTCATTTGGACACTTCCCATCTATCAGAAGTTCCAGCAAGAAAGTTTTGATTTTATTAAGCTTTTCACGACTTTCTTTCTCGTAAAATGGATTAAAAGATACATTTTGATATAAATCCCATTTAAATTTGTCTTTGGGAAGGAGAGCATCTTCCTTCCTTTTAACCCCTCTTACTTCCAAACCGTAGCCCGAAAAATCAAAGGTGATATTTGCTACCGGAACTTCGTTCACAACTCTTTTACAGAGTTCATAAATTTCATCAATTTTCTCGAACATCTTCTTATCCTCCTTATTTCCTACTGCCAGTCTGCTTTCATCTGGCGTACTGCCCATGCTGCCGAGATACCGAAAAAGATGTTTAGCCAGATAGGTATATCCACATATTTCCCGGCGAGCATGCATACGGCGATCAACATATATTCTTTCATTTTATTTCATTTCTCCTGCAATCCACGCAAGGTTGCTTGCCACCAGTGCGGCAGCCGTCACAACCCATGCTGTGAACCATCTTTTTGACTTTTTCTTGCTTTCTTCGACAATTTCAGTCGCAAGTGCTACTTCGATGTCAGCCCATGTTAGCTGATTTTCGTTTCTAATTTCACTCATATCTTGCTAATTTCTCCTTATTTTTTCTTATTTGTCTTTACAATTAGCAGATAGAGAACTATAATGTATCTATCCACTAAGGCATTTTAGTGGGTGCAAAGCTCCGGGGCGGAGGTGTCGACTCCCTCCGGGGCACTCACTTATTAAGAGCAGCCTTACCTTTCCAGACATGTCCAGTTACTTCATAGACTTTCCTGGGGCTTATAATGTAAGTAATTCGTCCACCGGAAAGACTTTTTGCCGGCTTATTATTCTGCACAGCCACACCAATCGGCAACCATCCATACACAATTCCTGCCCGGATTGCTGTAATAGGGAGTCCGATCAATTGACTCGCATCGGCTACGGTCATATTCTCTGATGAGAACTCCGGCATCTGTGGGATTGCTGATATGATTCTTGCGACCTCTGCAGCGAACTGATGGACTTCTGCATTTTCTTTAATGTAAGTATCAACTTCGCTCATTTCATACTCCTTTCTTACTTTCTTTCTGGTCAGAATTACTGCAATCAATAACTCCGTCCATATACCCCAGAATATAATGCTTCTTATCTTCTGGGAACTTACAGTGCTCTGCGTGACTCACATAAAGGAGTTTCCGCTTAATACGTTCCTTGTTCTTTCTGTGCTCCCTTATTAGAATAAGTCGCAAAGTGTATGGTCGTGTCCACTTCCATATCAATACGGAAACCATCCGGTGTACAGGAAATCATGAAACCTGTACATTCACGTCCGAAATCCTCTCCGTTGATGCGGAAGATTTTCTTTTCTGTGTCAACCTCGATTGTTTTAAGTTCGTGTGGAACGAAAATTTTATTCATAATCTACTCCTTTCCCGTTTTCTTTCTGGTCAGAATCATCTTTTTTCTCAGAAAAACTTTCCGTCTTTCCGAGAATGTAACCCTTGTCAAATTCTGACATCTTAGGAATCGCGTTTTTTAGCTTTTCAACGATTCTTTTTTCTTTTTCAGACATGTACTCACTCCTTTCTTGTGATATACTCCCAGTAGACGGGAGGTGATATTGTGTATCTCAATAAAGAACAATTTAATTTCTTGAAATATCTTTCAAGCAAAGAAAAAATTGAATATTCTTCTCTATCGGAAAATGAAATCAAAATTTCAAATTTTCTTGAAGAAGAAAAATTGATTTCTGTTAATAGAGAATCTTTTCCTAAAATCAATCAAGACGGTCAGGTCAGATATGCAAAAGGAAAAACTCTCTCTATTACGATTTCCGAACAGGGAAAATCTTATATTGCTGAAAGAAAACATGAATTTAAAAAGTTACTATTGAAAGATGTGGCTATTCCGATTATTGTTTCGATTCTTACCACCCTAGCACTAAACGGATTAAAACTGTTGCCACACTTGCTACAATTGCTGGAATCACATATTCCATAATCGGATGGCGTTTCATATTTTCCACCTCCTTTGTTTACCTTGTAAACACAGTATAGTCCCTTAGACAACATTTGTCAATACTTTTTTGTTGACTTTGTAAACATTTTATGATATTATATTTTCAGAAAGGAGGAATTAAATTGAAAGACAGGTTTAAAGAGTTGCGAAAAGAATTAAACGTAACTCAGCAAGAATTTGCAGACAAACTAAAGATAAGTAGGAATTTTGTAGCGCAAATTGAAATGGGAAGCAAAGTTCCGTCAGATCGGACTATTGATGATGTTTGCAGAGAATTTAACGTAAACGAAGAATGGCTCAGAACTGGAAACGGAGATATGTTTGTACCCGGAATTAAAGACAAACAAATTTCTGCCATGCTTGCAGACGTAATGAAATCTGGAGAAGATTCTTTCCGACACCGTCTCGTGTCTGCATTAGCCAGATTGGATGATGAGGGATGGGACAATTTAGAAAAACTTATTGACATGATTTCTAATAAGTAAAAAGAAAGACAAGGGCAATGCGCAAACCCTTGTCTTTTTTAATGTTATCCGATTAGCCTTTTCACAAATATATAAATCACTTCTATCCAATGATTATTCGTGCATTTTTCAACCATCTCAATAATCTCTTTCTTATAATCCATAAATAACCCTCCCTGTCGCAACTACCACTTACACTATAGTATATGTCCGGCTGTGGGAAATAGAACCGAACATTAGTTCTTTTTTGCTATTATACCACCTATCCCGACTCTTGGCAACTGCCAATGATACACATAAACTCTCACTATTTTATAGAAAAAAATATTTCTTTTTCATCTAAATCACTCTATTTCGTTCTAAATCTTTACAATATGTTCTTAAAATGATAAAATAAAAATACCACGAATAACCGTACTTTACATAATATTGCAAAATCAGCGGTACAAAATACATAATCCGCATAAAAAGTGCGAAGCGTGGCGAAAACATATCAGGAGGGTGTTTATCATGAATGAAAAGAAAAAATATTGTAAGCACTGCGGAGAACTTATTGACGACGACTGTGTAGTATGTCCTAAGTGTGGAAAACAAGTAGAGCAGTTGACTTCTAGCAACAGAGACATCATCATTAACAATTCTGCATCTTCCTCTGCGTCCTCAGCGGCAAGTTCAGGCGCGCCGTATATAAAACGGAAAATGCCATGGTATCTCAGTTGGTTCTGGATTTTTATTCTAGGATTATTCTCTGGTGGAATATATTGGATTGTTGGAATTATAATGAGATCAAATTGGAAATCACATAATTAAATAAAAAAACCGCCCCGGCATTGGCGTACCGGGACGGCGTTTATACATCTCCGGAGAGATGCTATATTCTGGCAAGACATATTGTATCATCTTCGGAGCAGTCGAACAAGACAGAAAATTTGTTCGGCTGTTATTTTTATACCTAAAAAACAGCTATAAGAAAAGAGGAATAAAAATGGCGAAGAAAAGAAAGAAATATCCAAAACTGCCGAATAACTTCGGCTCTATCCGGTTCCTTGGCAAGAACCGGAGAAACTGCTTCGCAGTGCATCCGCCAGCTACACTGGGCGATAATGGAAAACTAAAACGTCCGCCGGCGATCTGCTACGTGGATGACTGGATAAAAGGTTTCACTGTCCTGACAGCATACAAAGCCGGCACGTATCAACCCGGCATGGAACGGACTCTTGAGGTGTCTCCTACGACCGATATAGATACCCTTATAAGTCGCTTAATTGCCGACTACAATACAATCAAGGGTGTCGAAGGAAAACACCCAGAAATCAAGAAATTGACGTTCTCAGATGTATACGAGCAGTTTTATGCGTGGAAGTTCCCAGAGGGGACAAAACTGTCATACAGTTCAAAAGAAGCATACCGGACAGCTTATACAAACTGTACTGTTCTGCACAATCGCATATTCGAAGATTTAAAGGCTCCTGATATGCAAAAAGTTATTGATGATTGTACACTGAAAAAGCAAAGCCAGATGGCTATCCTAACTCTGTTTAAGCAGATGTACAAATATGCAGTCTACTCAGAAATCGTAACGGAAAATAAGGCATTATACGTCCATGTCAACGCTGATAACGACACCGAACATGGAACGCCATTTTCTGATCAGGAGATGCAGGTGTTGTGGAATAATACCGACGATCCAGAAGTGCAGCTCATTCTTATTATGTGTTACTCTGGTTGGCGAATCGGGGAAGTGTTAAAACTCACAACCAACCTGGAAGAGAAATACTTCCAAGGTGGAATCAAAACAAAAGCCGGTAAAAACAGAATTGTTCCGATACATCCTGCCATATACCATTTTGCTGAACAGAAAGTGCTGGCACAAGATGGAAAACTATGCGTATATACTCAGCAGCATCACAGAAAAGCATTGTTCTATCCTACACTGGAACATTTAGGAATAGTCGGCAATCCGAAACACACGCCGCACGATTGTCGACATACCTTTTCTGCGCTGTGTGAAAAATACGGTGTCCGGGAGAATGACCGAAAGCGAATGCTCGGCCACTCTTTTGGTGGAGATGTTACAAACGCTGTGTACGGCCACAGAACACTGGAAGAACTCCGGACAGAAATAGAAAAGATAAAAGTTCCATTTGTGACTAACTGTGACTAACGGAACCCATTTTAATCTTTCTAAAACAACCGAAATATCATTATCGAAATGCCGGAAACCCTATTAAAATCAACGTTTTCAGCGATTTTGCAAGGATTTCCTTCATTTCATTTTCATTATTCTAATTTTATTGATTGTGACTAACAAATAGAATTTAGAAAATTGCGCAAATGCCTGTAAATACAGTGTTTTTGGCACTATTATATTAGGAAACAATATTTTTATTTGTGACTAACGTGTGACTAACGATAACAGTCTAAAACTTCCGAAATGATACAAAATATGTTTTATAAATAAAGTTCCCGGGGAATTAACCCCGGGATGTTTTTATATGGCAATCAAATCTTTCCATGTGACGGGCCCACAGACTCCGTCCACTTCCAGAACATCTTTCCTAGATTCTTGATAAGCTTTCAGAGCGTAAATTGTGTTTGTGTCTGCTGTCCATGTAAGTTTCAACGCTTTGCCGTTTTTGCCTTTAAAGCCTCTGGCTCTTAAAATTTCCTGTAAGAGGAGCACAGATGTGTTTTTATCTCCTGCTTTTACTGTTTCTGGATTAAACATATATTTCTCTCCTGTTTGTGCGGTATTAGGCAATGCATTTTCAGATTTTGCGGGTACAGATGCATCAGATGTAATACTATAATCTGGTGTACAGAACTTAGTTCCGGGCATCTGGCTGTTAAGATAACTCTTTGCACAGACACCGCCGCCATTTGCAATAATTCCAGATGCACCAGAAGTATTTCCCTCGATGGTATAGAACCTGTCTCCGATTACGGCCGTTACGATGCCGGTATGAGTGAAAGTTCCATTATGATAAAAAATTACAATATCACCGATCTTTGGATTAGCGTTCCTTGTAAACAGATTACCAAGTGTTGGGCAGTAAACATAGGGCCAGTGTTTCAACAGTTTTTTTGCTTTTTCCTGTCCGAATGCTTCCATAAAGCACCAACTCACGAATGCTGCGCACCAAGGCTGTCCTTGATATGATGGCTTAATGTCTCGCCAGTACTTCGTATAGTTGCTCGAACCGGCGTTTGCAGTCTTACTGTCGAGCTGACTATTGCTCTTCTTTTCAAGGTATCCAATCTCATTTTTTGCAATGAGAATCACTTTTTCAATAGCTTTATCCATTGCAGAAACCTCCTCTTTGTAATCCTTATAGAATACATCCATGTCAACGTTACCACTAATGCCGGATACTTTTCCTCTACTGGAATACTGCCAGCCTACACCAACAGATGGACGCAATCTTTCCTGTACAGAGCCATTATCACTAGCCGGATAACGAGCAATCCAGCAATCGTACTTTTTCAGGGTGTCTGACAGAACGTTATTGTACCAATCAAGATTGCAGTAGATACCGACCTTATAACCGGCTTTTTTGATTCTGGTCAGAAATGCTACTGCAATATTCTCAATCGCCTGTTTTCCAAGGTTTCTCTGCTGACTCCATTCAAGGTCGTAGAAGATTGGAAAGTCCATTCCGCGTCCGCCAAGAACAGAAATTACGCTCTCAGCTTCATCAATTGCCTGTGCCGGTGTCAGAGCGTAACTGTATTTATATCCGCCGACAAGGATTCCATTTGACTTGCATCCTTTGTAGTTATGCTCAAAAGAGGAATCAGTTCCAGATTTTTGATGGATTCTCAATATTGCAAACTTAATTTCAGAATTCGATACTTTCGCCCAGTCTGGCTTACTCTGATAAGATGATACGTCAATTCCTTTAATTTCCATATTTTCTCCCTTGCACGTATTTTATTTCACTATCCCTGGTTTTGATTCTGTTGCTGTCCCGTCCTCATTCAGTACATAGCCATCCTTTTGAAGCCTTTCAATTACCTTCTTATTCCACAACTCGGGAACATCTGTCCATTTTTTCAATTCATTAATAACTCTTTCTTCGTAAAATTTAACCATTATTCTCACCTCTGATTGTTGCAACTAAAGTAGCCAGTTCATCAAGTGCCGAATCATGCGTTGATACAAGTTCAGCTAGACCGTCAATACCATCACCATTAATCAGAATTTTACGATTAGATTCCGCATTAAGCATCCGCATCACCGAGTCAAGCTTTTCAGACATCTCATTCAGCCTGTTTGAAACTCGATTGATGGCTTTGTAGATATTTGCAATTTCTTTTTTATCCACAATTATCATCTCCTTTGATTAAAAATAGTACCGCAAATCCTTTTAACCGCCTTACGGCGGTAGATGGGTTTTGCTAGGATTTTAGATACATAAGCAGGGGGCAACACCAAGAGCGTAGCTGACGTCGCTGTAGTACGATTCCCCGTCCATGTCCACATGACAGAATTTGTTTACGCTGCTGGAGTAAGGCGAACGTTCCCAATAGCGGCCAGACACGAAATTACTGCTAAAGTACGGTTTCTTATATCTATTAGCAGTTGCGTTCTTAAAGTACTGATACTGTTCTCCCTCGCCTGCGAAAGAATACTTTATACTGCCAAAAACCTCAATTTCAGAAGGTAAAAATGCATAGTCATTTGAGACTTTAATCGTACTACTTTTACTTCCCACAGATGCCAACTTCTTGACCTGCTTCATCATATTCTGAATATAAGTAGGCAAACATTTCTTGTACACATTATTGCACCACGTACGTCTTGCACAACCTTCCCAACCACCACTATTTGTACTTGAACCGTTTATATAACCACATTCATGTGATGCATTATAGGAGGTGTTATATTCTGTCGTAGTGTCTAAATACAACATACGTTCTGTCTGAATTGTAATAGCGGCTTTAGTCTTGCCATTGATAGCAGTCACTAAGTCATCATGTTCGATTCCGATAATTACATAGGCATAATCATTCGCTCTGTGTGACTCACTTACGTCAGTTGCATCCATGGCATTGTGATGGATGGTTCTCTTGTCGCCGACCGCCCAATAGTCGCTAATGTTGATTTTGCCTGCGTAGTGCGCTTCAATCATCTTTTCAATCTCTGCGTCTGTTCCGTCGGCAAATGCGACAATCTTCAAATCCTCTTTTGGTTCGCCGAGAAGTCTGTTTCCTGCATCGTAGTTGTATACACCATCTGTAGAATATGGAAACAGTGTAAAGTAATATTGTTTGCCGTTTGTCAGCCCTGTGACTGTATAGCCTGTGGTTTTGTATTTATCTCGAATTGCATTATCAACCACAAGCGTTCCGTCATCTGGATTTGCAGGATAGCCCGTTTCTTTCATTACAAGTTTTGTGCCAGCCCATGTAGAGAATGTTGAACCACTAATTACCGTGTTTTCAGGGTCTTGCCATTTAATTGTGACAGATGCATTTAAGTTCTCAATCGTTGGGTTGTTTACGGGCTTGGGAGTAACGGTTGTGCCACCGCCTTTTGCGTGGAGTGTTCCGTCTTCATCTATGAATGTTGTCTTGCCGTCAGGCTTAACCTTACCGAGAATTTCAATTGTAGCAATTGGGACAGTCGCATCACTCCCCTTGTCCCCTTTTGGCCCTTTGATGTTTACTGTTTCGGGATTGGCGATTCCATCTGTGTTGCTCCAGCTTATGTTTCCATCAGTGTCTACACTTGGAATGAATGTAGTGCCCTTTTCTCCTTGCGGTCCAGTATCTCCTTTTGCACCCGTATCGCCTTGCGGCCCGGTAATATTTACTGTCTGGGGGTTTTCAAGTCCTCCGTCATTACTCCAGCTTATGTTTCCTTCGCTGTCTACAACAGGAGTGAATGTGATTCCTCGCGCACCAGTATCTCCTTGCTCACCTTTTGGACCAACTGGACCTTGTTCACCTTGCGGCCCAGTATCGCCTTTTAGGCCCTGTACTCCCTGCTCTCCTTTTTCTCCGGGGTCTCCTTTTACACCCTGTGGCCCTGGGTCACCCTTTGGACCTTGCGGACCAACTGGCCCCTGCGGCCCCTGAATCTTGCCAGCATTGTTCCAATTCGCGCCGTCGAAAACCCACATTTCTCCGTCTATTAAATATGCATCGTTCTTCTCTGCACTCAGGGGGAGGTCTGCCTCAGATTCTTTTGTGCCAAGGACATTAAGAGACGTTCCGTCGTTTCCTTGTTCGCCCTTTTCTCCTCGCGGGCCTTGCGGACCAACGTCTCCTTTTTCACCTTTTGGGCCTTGCACTCCTTGAGGCCCCATAATATTCCCAACATTTTCACTATCACCATCTGAAAATGTTATTGTCAAATTTCCATTTACGTCGATACTGACCGCTGTGATAGAGACACCCCTCAGTGATTCTTTCTGCTCAGGTGTCAGTGATTCAAATGTCACGGTGCCATCCACACCCTTTTCTCCCGGATCGCCTTTATCTCCTTTTTCGCCTTTGGGACCCTGTGGACCAACAAATTCTCCGGTATTAACCATCTCTGAAATGTCCTCAATGGAACACAACCGCCTTACATCATTAGCCGCAAATGCAATGTATAAGGCTTTGCCAGATGGAACGGACGGGTCATTGCCGAGAATCGCAACAGGCTCTCCGGGACGAATTTTCGATGTATCAAAATCGGCGTACATACCCCGTCGGAATTGTATTGTATATGTATCGGCCATATTAGACTTACCTCCTTATGAAAGGAAATTATTTTTTATGTAATCCTTTACGGAATCAAGATTTTTTTGCACGCTGTCATCCATCACGAGAAAATTGCCTTTATTGTTCTGACTGATGATACTTCCTGTGCTTTCGTCTACTTCTGAATAGGTGTAAGCAATGCGACTTCCTTCTCCAGTGCTGAGATTCATAAAACTTGTAAGAATTTTTTTCATGATATTTCCTCCATTTCGTCAATAATTTTTTTCCTGTTATTAAGAAGCTCTTTTTCGTAATCGGGTTCTGATATTTCAAGGCTTTTACTGTAGTCTGGCTCTGGCATGTCTGTGTCTATTGCCCTATCGTAAGCTGTTTCACTTGCATCAGCAAAACGCATGTGTTCATAGTCAGCTTGACGCGCTTTGACTTCAAATGCAAATTTAAGCCCCGGAGTACCTTTTACAGTGAAATATGTCTGTTCTTTTTGGTCTACCCAACAATCTCCATCTCCTTCCTTTTGCAAGAACACATAATATTCAATCCTTACATTAGTAGATTCTTGGAATATGTCATCTATGTCTATCAGACATGTGCCGTCTTCTGATATGGATGCTTCTCCGATGTCTCCAAACATGGGGGATGCCATTTCGTAGCAATAAAACGCCTGTGTACCATAGTTTTTTGTTGGAAAAATCCTCTTCTTTGTCCCTCGGACACTTAAATCCGCAAGGTCTGTCCCCGTTCCGATGCTATAGAAATGACCACTGGCTTCTACGTGCGTACCTACTGTAACTTTTTTTGATGTCGAAACACTGTCCGCCGAAACACTGTCCGCCGAAACACTGCTCGCCGAAACGCTTTTATTAAACGAGGCTGAACTTGCATGTACGGTTCCTGTATAAAAATTGATTCCTCTAATACGCGTTCCATACAATGTCCCGTACCCCGGTACATATATTCCTGTATTCGTCTCTGAATAGATCTCTCCAGTTGAAGCATCTAGTATTACTTCTCCATACGTGCCACTTGCTGAAAGCTTTTTAATTCCAACTTTCCATCCTGCTAATTCGCCTGTGTTAATATAATCGGCATTCATGTACACATTGCCATTTGATAGATACAGGCCTTTATTGCTGCTGTTATCGCTTAGCACATTAATAATCTCTTGCTTGGACATTTTTCCTATGTCGAGATCACTGAGCGCTTTATCTGTATAGCTGTTTGCACTTGATAGCGCTGTCGAAGCTTTGTCTTCCGCAACACTATATATTGTATCACCATTTGTTAATACAAATGTATCAGGTCTGAGCGTAACATTTCCGTAGTTATCAATCGCAAATGTTGATGTTCCAGAACTGTTTGTAACATTAATGTTTTTCAAGCTAATTAAATCAGCTGAAATCTGGCCGGACTTAATATAGGAAGCATTTATATACAGATGTCCGTTCTGCATATAAATTCCCTCTTGCTTACCGTTATCCGTTAAAGCGTTAAAAACTCTTTCAAAATTGACAATTTTTTCAGCGTCCAGTTCCCGCCAAGCGCCATCAGTCCCAGAAAACATATATACCTGGCTTGTAGAGAAGTTCATGAATATCGAGCCGTCATGCTTTTCATATTCTTCACTTTTCCACTCAGATGCCGGATAATTCTGCAATGTTGGTGTATACGTGCCATAATAGTTCGGGATAGTCACATTACGAACTGACCCATCCACAACGTCCTTGGCAATCTGTTCAATAGTTCTACTTTTCAGTGTAAAGTTTTCAACCTCTAATGTGACAGCGCCTGTGTTGGCATCTATTCTTAATGTCGTATTCCCATTATTGTCTTTTGCTGTAAAACCTCTCGTGTTAATCCATTCTGATTGAATACCGATGGCATAGAGAATATTCAGAACGGCATCTCCATTACTATCAAAGCCGGCTTTCCATGTCTGACCGCCGTCTACTGACAAGAAGAATCCATCAGCACTTGTTTTATAAATTACTTTAGAATCAGCAAGTGTAGGCTTATCATGCCGGTACGTAATTACGGAACCATCTTCTTGTGCTTCCTCTGTATAGAAGAAACCCAGCGTGTTCGCTGCAAGTTCATTCATCTGTTTGAGCTTTACGTCATATGCAGATAGCTTTTTCTCTGTGTCTTTTTTTGCTTGTTCTACCACTGCCTGCTGTCCACCAATAAACTCGCTTGCATCTTCTTCAGCACTCTTTGCGCTACAGCTCCATGATGTTGAGCCACCAAACACAAATTCTACATTAGTTGCAAATGATCTAAAAACACGATTCTTTGTGTCAATAAATTCGACTGGATCGCCGAAAGTGGCGTATCCGTTGGCAATTCCGTCACATGAGAAAGGACGCATTCGCAAACCGATTAATTGACTCCCAATGGCTTCAATGCCTGCCTGTGCATTTCCTGACAATAGCTGATTATCAATAGTGATTACATAACCGTCCTGACCCGACATATATTCGGTCTCATCTTCTACGTATTTGACGCCTGTTACAATGACATCGTCTACGTCATATTGTAGATTCTGAATTGAAAATAACGCGTGATAATCGTTATTACTTAACGTACCACCATCAATCACAGTCCCTGTCGTCCACGGATTAAGTGTGCCACCATCCAGATCATCACCGTTTGTCCAGTTCTTTACTGCTCCACCATCGTAAATAGTCGTATTGGTAAATGTCTTATCAAACGTAATAATCCTGAGTAAGTCATTTTCATCAATTCTTGCATTTCCACCGACTATCCCGGCACACATTCCGATTACTGTACGGTATGTCGCATTAGATGGCACTTTCTGAATCTGAAAGTCCGCATTTGGAAACATTGCATCTCCAAGAGTGATTCCACATTGCTGACAGCATTCTGAGAGCAGTTCCTTGACTGTACAAGGAAAAGACAGATTAGAATCATATGTCTTGTCAGCGTTATGCATTTTATCTAAGAGGGAAAGACTTATTTCGCTTGCTGTTGCGGGCTTTTTCGATACAATGTAAGTACCTCTCTTTATAGTTTCTATCCTGTCGGATAACTGCACATTGAGAAAGATAACAAACCTTGCAGCGTTAAAATTATATCCGTCAAAACGCCCATCATCGTTTACTAATGATAAACTTGCCGTTTTTGCGATTGCCACACCCACCGGAAAGTCCCCAGAGTCTGCTGAATCTACGAGACTATTTCCAGACAGATAAAAGTCTTTTTTGCCTAGCTTAAGAGTTGTACCATTTGACAATGTAACATTTGCTGTCACGTAATAATTTCTGTTTGTAAGAGATTCTTTCTTCAACTGAGTAGATACATTTATCAAATCGGCTCAATCCTCCTTACATTAATAGACAAATCTGTCCACTTTTCTTCCCCATCTTTCAGAGTTTGCGCAGCCATGTTGAAATTTGATGCGTAGAATGTTCTGTCTATCCATCTTCCCGGAACAGTTGGGTCTTTATGGTGGAATGTGAATTGACTTTTGTTAAGTACAGTATTTAGTATGGTTGCTATTTCAGCCCATGTAAGCTCGCCCCATTGCATGTCATACCCGCCAATTGTTCCCATTGGTGTATTGTGCATAATTAAATCCTGACTTCTTTTAGAGTCTTCCGTAGAAGTGGTTGCGAACACCGGTTTGTAACTGTCCGGTGCTCTTATAACAACGTTGTCTATTTTGAATTGTTCCTGTGCCATATTTTTTCCTCTATGCTAACTCAAATGGATTCTTCCCATTCCGGTTTCTTCTCATTTCAGCTTCACTAATGATGATGTCTAACAGTTTTCTGCCAGACGCATTGACTGTAACATTGTAAGTATTTCCGTCTCCCTGTCCTTTCCCAGACTCTTCCTGAACAATCTGACGCAACAGACTTTCCGGTGCTTCCAAGTTGTTACCTTTCTTCTGGTCGCCTAATACCGCAAGGAATTCTGACCTTGGTGGAATAACTGCACCACTGGCCAGATATGGGATAGTTCCGATACGTGGAAATGTTGCATGAAATCCGATAGTCTTTGAGCCAAACGGTGTTGGAATAGTCCAAGGCCCAAAGGAAAATGCAGATTCAATTCCACCAATTGCGTTATTAATCATCCCAACTGCATTATTAATAATGCTGATTGCCTGATTAATCGGAGCTTTAATAAAATCCACAATGCCTTCAAACGCAGATCTGACTGCATCTCTGGCGGCATTAAACTTATTAGTGATAGCATTTTTTATCGCTTCTACTTTATTAGATACGAACGTAGCTACGTTTTCCCATGTTTTTGATGTCTTGTTCTTTACGCTGTCCCATACGCCTACAACTTTAGTTTTAATTGCATTAAATACTGTGCTGGCTGTGGATTTAAGAGAGTTCCAAAGGCCAGAAAGTGTCTTTTTGATTGCGTTCCAGATTGTTGAAGTCAATGCTTTAATTGCATTCCAAGCAGTGCCGATGATGCTCTTTATTATACTCAACGCGCCTTTTGTTACGGTTTTAATTATCTCCCACGCACCTGACACAACATCTTTGATAAAACTCCATGCTCCATCCGCAATCTCTTTTATTCCCTGCCAAGCCAGTTCCCAGTCTCCTGTAAAGACGCCAACAAGAAAATCAATAATTCCACTCAGTGTATCTGCTACATCACCAATTATTTTAATTAATGATTTTATGACTTTTATCGCTACGGTGCCTACAACATCAATTATCTTTGCAACAACCGGAAGCAAATTCGCGATTATCCAGTTAATTAAAGGAACTAACACCGACTCCCACAGAAGTTTCAGAGAATCAATGAGTTTTCCGAGAAATGTTTCTATCTTTAAAATTGCGTCCCCTAATGGTCCCTCTAATAGCCCTTTGATTTGTTCTGCTAGTCCTTGAAAAACAGGAAGAACGTACGTATTATATCCAGTTATCAGAGTTCCAAATATGCTTGATAGTCCATTTGCTATAGAATCAAAGAGCGGCTTTACGTGTTCATCGTATAACCTTGATATTGCGTCGCTAAGGTTTTGAACAACTATTAAGACGCCGCTTGTTACGGTTTCTATTGCTCCGAGACTACCCTCGATTGCTGACTTTAAAATGTCCTTGTTGTCGATAAAAGGCTGCGCAATCATGTTAAGGATGTCTCTGCCAAGTTTTGCAGCCGTTTCCGTAAGAACCATTCCGATTTCAGCAAAGATTCCGATTAAATCTGCTGTGATCTGTTGCGCAGTTTCTCCACCGAAAACTGAGAAAACATCAGCGAAAGCAACTGCAAGATTTCCACCTATTTGTGCAATTTCAGAGCCGATATTGAACATATCTATCAGATAGTTCTTTATTCTTTGCGTGTTCTGCTTTAAAAACTTTTCGATTCCGCCTATAATGTTTTGCGCAATTGTCAATCCAATTCTGGCAAATGAACCGGCAACTTGTCCAATTGCATATGCAAATGAATCAAGAAAATTATTTGCCGCCTTGGTAACTTCTGGGTCAGTGAAGATATCTTTTAAAGATTTCCATATGGAATCGAGATCCTTTTTTATTCCGTCAAGAATTGGTTCGTAATCTCCTAATCCATCCCAGAATCCTTTTGCAACCAATTTAGCTAGTTCTTTAAATCTGTTGATTATCTTATTTAACGGCTTTAACATCTTATCAAGAACTGTCTCACCCTTTGCCATTTTTCCGTAATCAACATTTTGTACAGCATCTTTTATCTGATCTGCAAGTCCGCCAGTTGTGCCCGGTACTTTTGACGATGAATCCGCACTTTTATCCGTTGAGTAATTATTTATTTCGTCGAGAGGACTAAGATACCCTTTTGCCGCTTTAGTAGCTTTCTTAGTTGCATCCGCTGTATCACTTGTTGCATCTGCCAGCTTTTCGGCATTGTCGGCAGCATTTCCATATTGGTCTGCCGTATCAGCTATTGCATCTGTCCCGGCAAGACCTGCGCCACTTGCACCTGTCTGACCAGAAGATTTTTTCCCGGTGATTAACTCCGTAAATGACTTGAAGGCATTTGCCAGAGTTGCCAGTTTGCCCAGCAAAATATTAATAACTCTCAAAACAGGAGTGAAGAGATTGATTAATCCCTGTCCGACTGTTGCTTTGAGAGATTGCAGCTGTAACTGCATCACTCGTACCTGGTTTGCCCAGCTGCCAGATGTTCGGATAAAGTCACCAGATGCGGCAGACAACTGTTTCTGTACAAAAGCCAAGCGGAGAGCCACTTTCTCCTGTTCAGTCATGGCGGATGTGGTTTTACCATAGCCATTTGCCAGCGCGAACTGGTCAAGCGCCGACTGGGTCATTACCACACCGAGGTCCTTGAGCGTTTCCGTTTCTCCCGTAAACACTGATTTCAGCTTGATATAAGCCAAGTCTTGACTAATGTTATAGAATGATGCTACGTCACCAGTCAGCTGCGTCAGAGCTGTTGACATGTCGTAAGCCTGTGCTTCGGAGAAACCGAACGACTTAGACATTGCTCCGAACGTTCCGACATACTGTTTTGCCATGGTTTCTGACAGTCCGGCAGAGGTCATAGCATTCTTTGCAAATTCGTTTACCTTGTCCGACATGGTTGTGAATGTAACATCGACCACGTTCTGCACTTCGGCAAGGTTAGAGCCGAGTTCTACGCATTCCTTACCGAACTGCGTCAGTTTTCCAATCGCAAATGCTCCGCCAATCAGTACGCCTATTTTTTTTACTACGCTGCCAAGTCCGTTAAAAGACTGCCTGATTGCTGATACGCCGTTTTGCACGCCTGATGTGTCCATTCTGGTATCAATAATGACTGAGCCATCAGCAGCCATGTGTCCACCTCCTAACTATTTGAGGTTCAACATCTCATTCAGCTTATCTTTATAAGCTTGCTCCTCGTCGCTGAGACGTGTTTTTATGTCAATTATGTTTTTATTCTCTTGATAGAATTTCTTTTCCCATTTATCGAACTTTTCGCCCTTTGCTTTTTTTGACCGGATTCCAACTACGGTGTTGAACAGGCACTCGCCAGATTCCATAAAGTATCCAAAAAACGTCCACCAGTGCATATAAGGTACTGATCTGATTTCTTTACCAGCAACCTTGTTCACAGCCGGAACGATCATATCTCCATCCTGTTCCCAGTCCATCAAACGGGGTTTGGGCTTGTTCGGGATATCATCGAATTGACCACAATCAATAAACTCGCAAGCTTTCTGACAAGCTTCTGTAAGATGTTCCAGGGGTATGCTTTGCCAGTCCTCAAACAAAATCTGTAACATAACAACAGCTTTCGCCTGTTCGTCCAATTCTGGGTCATTCATGGCGACCAGAATGTCAATAATTACTCGAAAATCCGTTCTGATAGAAAAATCCACCCCACTGATATTTAGTGAGGTGGGCAACTCATAGGCGGTCATTTTGTATACTTCTCCGTGTACTTATTGACCACTTCCTGCATTTTTTTCTTTCTCTTTTCAATCTCTGGAGTAAGTGCTTCATTGATTTTGTCAAGGACGATATAAGCGAATACCTGACCATTTCCAAAAACAGTTGTTGCGGTAATTGGTTCTTTAAATAAATCCTTAGATGCTTCGTATCCGAGCATATAATTGATTTTGTCCTCGATCTGCTTATTAATCTCCGCCATCTCTTTGCCGGAAGAGACATTTTTAACAGATTCCTGAGCCTGTTCAAAGAAAGTTTCCAATTCTTCCGCTCTTGCTGCAATGTTGATGTCGGTAGGATTCAGTTTGAATGAAGAGAACACTTCACCCTGCTTGTTCGTGAATGTGAAAAGAAGAAATCCATCATCAATGTTTGTATTAATTGTTTTTGCCATTTTCTATGCCCTCCTAAAAAAAAATTATTCGCTGTCAGCTGTAAATGTGCCGGAACTGATATCAAATTTTCCTTTTACTCGTTCGCCGGTATAATTGACGGTAAACGGAATCTGATAGCCAGATGTATCACCGCCGTAGGAGGTCGGCACAACGTAGCAGTCCTGCTGATATGCTTCATACTTGCCTGCTGTGGCTTCTGTCCAAAGGTGAACCTCAACTGCTTTTGTTTTGAGGTTATCGTCTTTGAGACGTCCATCTACAATCTTCTGTAATGCTGTAAACAGATTAGAAGTAGTGTCTGCATAGAATGGATCAGCGTCAGAAGAAACTTCGTAGCCGTTATGTTTGAATGTGGATTCTCCAAGAATGTTTTTAGAGGTTTCGGTGTCTGGATTGAGTTCAACATTGTACTCTTCCAGATCTTTTCCAAGACGTTCATACTTCGATGTCAGTCCTCCACAGAGAGAACCTGCATCGATATAATGAGCCATATATTTACGGTCAATTTTGCCTGTAACTGCCATAGAAATGTCCTTTCTGCCTATAACTTTTAAAAGGCTGTGTAGGTTAGCGACTATCTCCGATTGATAGCTGGTTGTTACTTGTTATATTACTTCATAAGTATTTTCGTAGCGTACCGTTAATGGTAATAACCAATCCTGTACACCACTCTCCTGTGGTTCTAAACCATAGGAATTATCACGGGTGATACGTTTTATCACTCGCCCCTGAGAAAGCTCAGGAAACGCATTTAAACGTGTCTCAGAGCCATTTATGATAACTGGTTCTCGGCATATCCATTTACCGAGATTATCTAGGAACTTCTGAACGGATAGTTTCTGCCTTTCTTTGTCAGATGCTGTACGATATACCACGTAAAATGGGTACTGACATACCTGATGCATCGTTCCGCAAACGTCTTCTTTCTCTGAATAGATCAACGCCCCGTTGTCTGCCGAGAACGCAATTCCTGATTCCTTGCCGAGTTCCTCGAATTTGATTGTTTCATTTTCGTGTAGCCCCGGATACTGGTTCAGAAGTGCTTTCATGGCATCTGTCAGAATCTCATATCCGGTTGCATCTTTTCCGATAGGCTTATCCGCCATGTCTGCCACCTCCTGCCTGTGCTTTTACTTTGCGAATCCATGTACTGCCATATTGCCGTTTAGCGGCATCAAACCACTTTGCCTGCGCCCGTGGGTGTGCCTGTTTGGTGTATTCAAGATTTTCCTTTGCAGCTGTCCGACCAGAGAACTGACTGACAAGGACTTTCTTTGCTCCACGTCTTGCATAGGGGCTTCCGGTCAACTCGTCAACCATTCCTTTTCCTTCATACAGAAAACGCCCATAAGGAGCCGCCGCTGCACACACAAGTCCAGTTCCTTGCAAGGATGTACTTTCAATTCTTGTTCGGTTGATAAAGTCCCCTGTAATCATCGGCATAAATGGAACCATACTGTCCATGACCATTCCGTCAAGGAGATATTGAGCTTCTTGGTACTGCCTGGAGAATCTGTCCATATTTAGCTTTATTTTCATATCTCCATCAACTACGGAGAACCCTTTAAAATGATGAATTTTACTCATATTACTTACCCAAAATCTCAAAATGCGGAATCAGTGTATACGGACCGCCTACACTGGTAATCTTAAACACGTTATCCTTGTTCTCGTTCATGTACTGGTAGAATCCGTTTCGATAATCGCTGTCAATTACTGTTCCACCAGTCCACTCACCCTCCCAGAAAAACGACTCATCTGAGAATGTGATAGTATCTTCCAGAGCGTTGTTAATCTGCTGTTTCCACTCTTTAGACGGCACCCATGGAAGAATCTTGCCGTCTTTATCAGTAATGGTTATGTCTCCGTTCTGGACGGTATAACGGATGTGTAACTGTGCGTTGTCAGTTACATCTGGTCCGTACTTTTTAAGGATTGCCCCTTTGTCAGTAATGAGGTCGACACTGGATAAAACATGAGGATACCAGTACGCATCTCTTGTTGTGGCACTTTCGTAATAGTTGAAAAGTGTAATTTTAGATGAATACATGATACCCTCCTATCCTTCACATATTGCTTTTGAAAATCTATCAGAGAATGATTTTATTCGGACAATATTGCCTTTGCACTCTTCCAGCATTTTCCCGTAAAAGATAATGCTTTCTGGGTGTAATCGTTCAATCATGGCATTGTAACCAGAAAGAAACAGTTCTTTCTTTTTCTTTCCGTTCATGCAACCAACAGAAGATACTGCAACTGTTCCGCCCTCTGGCTCCCCATCGAAACACCAATCGTAAGAATCCGGCGTGCTCCATGAGATTGTTGGAATCACGCGGCAACCATATTCTTGCAGATATGCACCTATCCAGTGTTTGCGGTAATGGTTGTATATCTGGATAGCTTTCGGAAAATCGGTGTAAGTGCTGAAATCTGGTGTTAGAATGTACCGGAATTTACTCAGCTTGTCCACGTACCTGTCTGGATTTCTCCATAGTGCGTCAAATTGGTAATCATCTAAAAAGAAATGAACAGCTTTCTCTTCTGGATTACTGCATTTTCCTCTGGCATAATTAAAACCGACAAATTCGCAGTTACCCTCGAACGCCTCAGGCTTTATCTGTGGTATACCATATTCGCCGACACCGGGGAAGATGCGGCGGTTCAGATTTTCGTAAGCTATACTTGTCTCTCGGTTTGCCATAGATTACTTCTTTCCGCTTCCAAAGAACCATGAATCAAAGTTTTTCATTCTGCGCTTTCTGGCTCTGTCATAAGTGGTGGTAGTACGGCTTGTATCGTGTAAAGCACTTATATCGCCTTTTTCAGAGGCCTTTGAAAATTTGTGCATTTCATCTCTCATGGCTGTACTGGCATTGATTAATTTTCGATGCTCTATAGCAAGCCTTTGATTTTTAAATAACGCCTCTGCGCTTCCAAGCTTTGCGATTTTCCTTTTACTCTCACTTAATCTGTCATTTATATAATTCATTGTCTTTACTGCTTCACTCTTTGTCTTGATTGACTTAAAGTAGCTAGTGTTTTCTGAATTAATGACTTTCTCGAGTTTACTGTCTTTTTTAACAGTTCCGCTCCCTCTTAAAGCGTCGCTTTTCTTTGAAGAATTAAAGTACACCTTCGCAATAAGCTTAGAAACTGGTTTCTCGTTACTTAACCCACTACTTCCGCCACGTCCACCCATAAAATCACTCTTTCTGCACTGTCTGCTTAATAACCTGATTCACACCAGTTGCCGACAATCCGTTAAACATACCGACCGCAACTGCTGTGATATAATCCGTTGCCGGGAAATCTGGGATAACTCCCATTCCGACTGCTCCGAGAATGCCACCAATAACCGCCATGATTACTGGAATCCATTCATCAGAGATTCTTTTTGATGCTTTGCAGCCCATTCCTACGATGTAGCAAATCATAACGATTGCTATACATGAGCCAAGTGTTGAAATGTCCATATAATCACTCCTTTATGCTCCAAAATTCAGAGAAAAAGGCTCTCGTAAAGCCTTATATATTTCTCTTTCAATATCATCTTTATATGCCGTTGTAAGAACACCGCCGACATTTATAGTCATTGTTTCTCTCGAATTCGGTCGCGATGCTTTTTCTGCGATGCTTGCATCTAAATAGGCTACTCCAACATTTTTACCGTTCCAACACTGCTCTTTGTTTGAACAACTTTCACAGTCTTTACGCATATCTGAATAAGCCTTTTTATTGCAAATCATACTCACACCCCCGCATATAAAATTGGTATTCCATCATCCGTCCTTACTCCCATCAGAAGCGGTAAAGCTGTCTTAAGAAGTAAGTCGTTCGTTTTTTGTACATCTCCGGCGGCGGCATACACTGCACTCCATTCCTTTGCACTTGCTCCAATCTGCTGAGGCGTGGCGTAGGAAATGGATTCACTGCCAGATGATACGGACGTTACTGCACCGGCTTTGATGTTCCCGACATTTGTGTCGGTAAGATTCGTTGAAGCCTGATTGATTGCATTCTTTTCAGCAAGATCAATCTGATACATTAATTCAGCCAGTGAACAGACCGCCTTTTTGATACGCTTTTGTGCGCGTTCATTTGTCGGCAGTCCATCCACCAACCTATCAAACGTCATTGTGTCCACAAAATCACTGGCTCTTTCTGCCAGTCGGGGAAAGTCGGCTTCTGGCACGACATTGCCGAATAATTCTGTATAGAATTTATAATCTACATAAGCCATGCCAGTTACCTCCCACGATCATCATTTTGCTGTTACGCTTGCACTTCCGACATTCAGTGCCTTGTACGTTCCATCACACTCAACCACTGTGATCTTCTGCCCGATTGCTGCCTTAATATCAGCTTTTCCGTCCCAAGTACTCCAGTTTCTGAGATTCTGTCCATATCCAACAGTTACTGCTTCTGCTGCAACTTTGTATTTATATACGTTGTTGGCGTTTTCCTTAGTTGGATTTACGGTGATTTTTATATCTCCGGTCGCTGAATCTGCTACGGAATTTACTGTCAGAGCACCAAGTGTTGGTGTTTCGTCAATGGTAATTACTGCGATTGCGTCAATGTATTCTGCAAAAAGAGTCAGTCCCATAACCGCAAACGCTTCGGACACTGCTGTGTGGTAGTTGCCCTGCGTATGGAATCCAATCAGGTTTGTCTCGCCAGATACGGTATACACCAGACCAGCTCTTGCAAAGTCAGATTCATTAGGGTCTACATAATACAGAACAATGTTCTCAACAGGTGTTGCAATAACCTGTCCTCTTGGAATCTCACTGTCAGATAACAGGAAGATTGTGTTGAAGCCCATGAAATCTTTCATGTACTGAAATCCGAACTGGTTCTGAATAGTGATCTCAGCTGCTCCGAGGTATTCATATACGTCCAGAATGTTGACAAATCCAACAACGCCAGTCACATTTCTGTGCATCTGCTTGAATTTGTTCTCAACACGACCCTTAGCCATTGCCAGAGCCATCTGGAATGTTGTTTCTGTGGAAGTAAGTGTACCGGTTTTCAGATAGTTATAGAATCTGCCGGTAACATCAGTCTGAAGCTGGAAAAGGAATTCATCATCGGTCATCTGAACAGCGTTCTCGTAACCGTGATCTTTGATTGCTTCGATAGATACAGCCTTTGCGTATTTATCGATAGTCATTTCTGCATAGGTTTTTTCTTTTACAACGAATTTGCTGTAAGGGATTTCCTCACCTTCACCAACATTTCCGTTCTGTAATGTACCCTCTGCATATTTTGATTTAAGAACCGCTCCGGGCGTCTTTTTGATTGGACGCATGATACCAAGTATTTCACGTAAGTGTTCCCAGTTTCTTTCGAATCTGGTAACAAAATCAATCTCACGTGCCGTTACCTGGATATCATTAGTCATAATAAGATTTGTTTTTGCTGGCATAAAAAATCCTTTCTACCCATAATTGTTAAGGTATTGGGTTAGCGGCTATACTCTGGTGTATAGTCGGTGTAAAAATCACTGGAATAACTGGATATTCTGAGCAATTGCAGCCTGTCTCTCGGACGGGTCTTTGATCGCTTCGATATCTTTTTTGGTCATACTTCCCGGTGTCTGCTGCTGTCCAACGTGAGTGGTAAATCTTGCCTGGTTCTGCTGAGCCTGCTGCTGAGATTCGTCCACAAAAGCGGATGCATCAGACTGTTTCATCTGCTCAATCAGATCATTTAATCCGAGAATTTTGCCGTCTTTCAGCTTTAATCCTGCTTCTTTGATGTCTGCCATGACTGATTTCTTTGCCGCTTCGCTGGAAAACTTAACGTCATCGAGTGCCGCTTTCAGAGCATCCGAGAAATCACGGTCGTAGATTTTTGCATTGAATTCTTTCTCTGCATCTGCCGCTTTCTGTTTCCAAGTCTCTAACTCGCTTTTAATATTTGCCGGGTCGATACCGTCAAAACTTTTTAAGGTTTCTTCTGCTGTCTCAGCACGTACTTTCCAGTCATCACGTTCTCCCTCGACTTTTGACAGAGTTTTTGCAACTTCCTTTGCATTCTTGTAATTCTCAGAGAGTGCTTTCTTTACATCTGCCTGTTTATCCTCCGGGATTTCAATTCCAAATGATTTTAAAGTGTCAATAAGTTTCTGCATAACATCCTCCTGGTCGTGTTTATTGACCTGCCGCCGCAGGTAAATGGATTAAGCCAGTTAGACCACTGGCAAGGTAATCGGAAAGGCAGGAATCGAACCTGCGACCTCACATTTACAGTGCGATCTACCACTGAACTACATTCCATGCCGCCTATAACGGCCAACCCTCTAAAAAGAAACTGGGGTGAATTTCACTTCTTTCGCTATAGCGTAAATCCACCTGAGACATAGACCACCTGTATACAAACAGCTTAACTCTAAGCGGATTAAAGCGGAGCGCCCGGAATCGAACCGGAGACCAGAGTGCGACTCTGTCAGTTTTCCACTAGCGTACATTCCACATAACCCGGATTCCCGGGTTAGCAAGGTGTTTAACGTGTCATGCCTGCCACGAGTTGTTTCGGATATTTATTTCTTTTTTAAAAGAAAAGTATGAATAACAAAAACCTTAATCAAGGAGGTGAGCCATCTTGCGTGCCAGATGGCAAATACGCACGACAGGATTCGAACCTGTTCAACTTTCCGTTAAAGCGTGCGTACCAGCTACTAAATTAAAGAAAGGAGGATTAAAACGAAAATGTCAAAAACAACCGTTTTACTTGTGCTTCCTGCTGCACAATTACATTATAACAGATTTCTTTTAACTACCTCTCTACCACTTTTGTGTTTTTAGAGCATATCACGGAGTTTTTCTACGTATCTCTTGACAAGATCACGTTCTTCCCGGCATTCTGCATCCTTGGACATATCACTCATTTCTGTTGTAAGTTCGTCCAGATGTTCTTCCAATGCGGCGAGCATCTTTCTTTTGCAGTCTTCAGACTTGCCGGAACGATAGCTCTGTTTCTGCGTCATGTAATCGTCATAAGCATCTCGCCCATCAGAGCGGCTGCCGCCCCTCCGACAATGGACACCCCTCCGCAGATAGAGAGGAAAATCTGTACAAATTCTGATATGCTCATTTATTCTCCTTTTCCCAGTAATATACCGGGATCTCATTTCCGGAATCCCATGTATCGAAATATTTGCCATCCTGCACTGTCACCACATGACCATCTATACAGAGAATGTATGTGCCTGTTGGATGATCTGCGCAAAAGTCATTGACTGTATAAATATATCGCTCCGACTGCTCAATCAGTTTTCGCCTGTATCCATGCTTATAGAGGTACGCTCCCCAGACATAATTTGCGCTCGGCATATCTGACAGAGTACATGCCTGTATCATTAATCCGGCGAATACTGTTTCCCAGTCGAAGCCAGTTGCTTTACATATTGCCCGGACAACGCAATCTCCTGTTCTCTTATCCTTAACAGGATTTGGATTGAAATATTCCCATCTATCCATCAGTCAATCCCCTTTGCTGTTTTATAGCGTTTTGCCGCTCCTCTGGCTTTAGCGGCGTTCTGGCGGTTCCACTTCGCGATCATGAGCCGGTCTTGCAGTTCCCTCAGATCGTTCTGCTTGCAGTAATCTTTATATGTAGCATTTTGTTTTTGGAGAAGAAAAGACTTCCGGTCAAGGTCTTGCTGAAGTGCGAACCTTGTCTGTTCATCCTTACAGTTATCAACCGCCGCTTGCAGTCCAAGGACTTCACGCTTCGTCTTGCGGATTCTCCGTTCATAAGTACGTTGCCGCTGTTCTTTTTCGTACTGTTTACCTTTGTCGGCTTTGTCCTGTGCTGATAGTTCTGCATAAGGATTAAATTCTCCATCACTGGCTCCAAAGCTATGCCGACAGTTGACCCCTGACAATCCGCTTGCTGTTCCATACCCAGTCAATGAGAACGGCGGAAATTTCTTACTCTTGCCAGAACGAGAGTATATCTTGCCTTGCCAAAACGAGTGATTTCCCGGATTCTCGCCGCCGTCACCCGTCCTCGCTCCTATGTGCGCACTGACCAGAACTAAATCCCAGTCCATTTCTTCCATGCGTTTTAGGGATATATCTCCCGTAGCCTGCGCCACGCCAGTTCTAACAGAACGTGCAACTGCGGTTTCGATGGTGTCTTTTCTGCCAGATGGATATGTGACAGTGACGCCATCTGATACAACGTTATTAACTGCCTCTTTGATGGCTTGCGTATACCCAACTGCCCCAGTCATCACATGGTTATATGCAAGGTCGCATTGTTCAATATAGAGCCTCTGAGCGGCACTTGCAGTTGTCCGTGTGAAGTTCTTCCACTCGCCCATAGTTGCAAGCATATTCCGTTCCATGAGTCTTATCATTGTTGGTGACTGTTCGAGCGGTACAGGGCTTAATCCTGACGCCTTGTATACCTTGTCGTCATAGTTCATTGCGGTGATTCCGGCATCTTCAAACGCTTCAAGAAGCTCCTGTTGCTCACGTTTGGTGTATTTGGATAATTCTGCCAGAATGTCCTCTAGCAGTTCACCAGATTCCTGTAGTGTTCTGATTCTCCACGCATCGGCATTGGTCAGAATATAATCCTCACCTCTGCCGATTCTCGCCATCATTCGAGATACAATCTCAGATATAATATACTGGTGTAACTCCTCAGCAATCTGTTCACTGCCTTCTGTGATTCTGCGCAAGTACTCTGGACTAAGCATATATTATTCCTCATCGCCGAACAAAGTCGGTTCGTCTGGCTGCGCTTCTTTGACCATTGCTTTCGCTTCTTCTAATACTTTTACTGCTTCAGGCAATGTTTTATATGATCCAAAATAATATTTCTTCTTATTTCTTTTAATTTGCACCTTATAAGTTCCCTCACTATAATAAATTCCCTTATATCCTGTTTTGTTATCTTTTCTTATCCTCTGATTCAAACACTGAGTTTCACTATCAGTCCAACGGCAGTTATCTGGTTCATAGTTTCCATTCACATTTATTCGATCTATGGACAGTCCTTCCTTATATCCATTGTTCAGTGCCCATTGTATAAATGCTTGCGGTTCTTTTTGCCATTCTTCACAAACTTTTATTCCTCGCCCACCGTAATAAATATAAGCTTTGTCTTTTGGGTTATTACATCTCCCCTTCATTTTTGTATAAACATTGTACAACTTTGTCCTTGAATATCCATGTGTTTTTACAACTGATTCTTTTTCATAATTATAACATCCGCAGCTTACAGTACTTCCATTTCTTAAATCTCCATGTCTAACGATTGTGATATTTCCACAATCGCATTTACACTTCCATCTCCGAATCATTTTACCTGTTTTACTATAAATTGGTTCAGCTTCTTCCATAACTACAAGTTTCCCATATCTTTCACCCTCAAGATGCAATCTTATCTGATTTTTCATATTATATTCTCCTTTTATACGCATATACTCATATACGTATATCATAACATATTTTATTCTTTACGTCTATACGTATTTATGGTATATTCGTATTAAAGGAGGTGCCATAATGGGTAAAATTAAATTTACGACTACCATAGATGAAAATTTATTGGAGCAAATTAAAATTCTTGCAATTAAAGAAAAGTGTTCCGTAGCATCTATTCTTGAAAAATTAATATCTGATTATTTAAAATCTAATTCAGAGGGAAAATAAATCCCTCTTTTTTATTCATCATCAAATAATCCTTTTGCTTGTGTTTTTTCTGCTTCTTTTGTCATTGATACCGCCTCGTCTTTCGTCATTCCTTCAAACTTTACGAAATAGAGCCATGCCGGAACCTTGCCAGTAGTCACATACTGCCACCATCTTGCACGGTCGTTTTCTCTGACATAGAGAATGTCTCCGAAATCATAATTGACCTCGTATGCTCCGACAGGTGCAAGCCCGTACAGGTCAGCGTAAACGTTCAAAGCGTAGATAACTTCATCCAGACAGGATTCCAACTTGTCTCGAACGTCTTTAACAAACTGGACTGTCCTCTGCTGTTCCGCTTCTACTCCTGTAGCAGTCTGAATACCGCTAGATTCGTTAAAAACAAAGTATCCGTTGGAGAATCCAATCTTGTACCCTAACTGGCTTAAAAGGGCATTTATGCCGCTTATACGGGTATCTGTGTTGAGTTGTGGATTGATTTCTTGGTAAAACTCTTTCTCGTCCTGCCCGAACACATTCTTGACAAAGTGCGGTAAGTTCATTTCATTCCGTCTGTTTTCCATGCCCTGTGGCGACATGGCTGATACAGGTGTACCGCTTGGCATCAGCAGTCTATCATCTGCCAGAACAATCTTCTGAGAGTCAAAAATCTCTCCGGCATTACGGCTGTATGCAATGTCGAGGTCTTTTAACTCCTCGATAGCTTCGGCAAAAATCGGCAATCCCAATGGTGCATTAATATCCACGTTATTCGCTTGCGGCGTCCGCAGTACTCCGTACAGAGGCCCGTCCAGCTTCTCTCCATTTGCCTTGAGAATCGGCGGCGTATCTGCCATAAGGTCAGCCCATTTGGTCTGTTTAAGGTCAATCTTATCGCCGATTGACTGAGGGGATTTTGACACATAGGCTCTATTAGAAACGTAGTACGGATAGGTCGTCACGCCATCCACGGTAGTCTCAACAAATCTATGATATTCAAGCCGTGTATAGTATTTCCGTCCAACAGTATAAGAATCCTTGAATATGATTCCCTTAATTTCCTGATTATCATAGTCCACGATCATCACATCTGCCGGAGTAAATACGTCAATGCTTTCACCATTTGGCTTAATAAATACTGTTCCATAAGCACAGCCATATTCTACCCAGTGACGGATTTGAAAATATACCTTGTCGATCTGTTCCTGTAGCCACGTAGCCCTTGCAGAACCGTCTATCTGAATGCCGATCGCCAGCGTTGCGAGCCGAGCTGTTTCTGAGCAGACAGATTTAGCAAAATTGATCGTCTTGATATTATTCTTATCATCCAGCCATTCCGGCGCACCTCTGTAAATGTTCGCGCACCGGTTAATCAGCGATTCCATCTCTGGAAATTCTGCTGCCTGAATGTTGAAGTCCTCTTCGGCTTGTTTTTTGAATATCATATTAAACCACCTTTTTAGTGTTGTTATAAGTCCCATTATGCACTGTAACCTCTCCTGTTAAACAACGGCTCATAAGCATATCTAAGTGCCGAGATTGCATGATCATCTCCGTCAGGATAACCACTGATTACATTTCCCTCTTTGTCCCGATCGTACTCATATTCTGTGATTTCTTTATATGCGTTCGGTGTTCGCTTCGGGTCAATGACTATAGTCTTTGTCTGTAAGAATTTGAAACCATACTCGATACTTCCCGGTCCTTTGATTGCTCCTCTTGCAGGAAGTCCGGCATCCCGGAAGTCATTCACAGACTTAGGTTCCGCAGAATCACATATCATTGTGTAATCGTCATAGCCTTTTTTCTTGATCCAATCAGCAGTCTTAGAGTTGCTCCATTTATTTACATACAGCTCGTCAATCAGATATATCTTCTCTCTGGCAGAATCATAATAAGTTCGGAGATAGCAGAAGGCATCCGGGTACCATCCATAATCTACACCAGCGAAAATGCGGTCCATGTGGCTGATCTCTTCGTCTGTAATATCTCTGATTTCGAGATATTCAAATACGTTTCCGCCGTCACCATTCGGGACACCCAGGTATTCATGTTCATAGGCTTCTGGATTGATTTCTTTCAGATGTGCTGCATCGTCAATAAACTTCTGTCCGAGCCACTCCGCCGGAGCTTCCAGATAACTCGAATGATGGATAACTCTTTTTGGGTTAGGTACGAGCTTAATCCTGTTTACCCAGTTTGATTTTGATTTTGGCGGGTTATATGATGAAAAATCATAGGATTCATCACCACCACGAAGCACTGACTGATTAACAGAACGCTCCTGAGCATCTCCCTTCATTTGATCTTTTTCTTCCTTCCAGAGGATTCCGATATATCCAAATTCCGGCTTAATGGATTTCAGTTTGGTTTCATCGTCCAGACCACGGAAGTATATTGTCTGTCCAGTCTTTATATACTTGATCTCAAGTGGCGAAACCTTGCATTCAAATTCTTCCATCAGTCCCAGTTCGTTGATAGCCCATTTCATGTTAGCGTATACAGAATCTTTCAGAGTACCGGCCACCTGTCTTGTAATGCAGGCGTGCATCTGAGGATTATTCTTGATAAGCTCAACAATCTTAAAAGCTACGAATGAGGATTTTAGACCACCTCGACCGCCCTCGAATACATATTCAATATTGGGCTTAATCTGTCGGTTAATGTCCACGAATGCCTTACCAAGTACTCTGGCAGGAAGTTCATATTTGCTTTCGTCTGATTTTGATACAGCTACCAACTGTTCCCATTTGTCTACTGCCTGCATATTTCCTTTGATAGCTTTATCGTATACAGCAGCTACAATACAAGCATTGTTGTTTGCATCCTCATCAGATATTCCCATCTTTGTGAGCTTCTTCTTTGCGACAGTCGGGGCGGGATTCTCAGCTATCATTTTTGCTAATTCAGAAAGGGTCTTTTTTTGACGGCGTACTTCTCCCGACTTAATACCGCCTTTTTTAGTTATTTCTCGAAGTTCGCTCGGAGTTCGTTCAGAATTCGGTATTAAATTTTTCTCATTTGCCATCCTATCAACATCCAATCATATCCTTTCTGAATTCAAAAAAATCCCCAGTATAGCAGTTATATACAAATATAATACCACACTGGGGAGATTTAGCTCTCTACCACTTTTATAATTTTTTAAGTTTTTTTTTAAAATCTGCCAATCAATTTGGCCAGATGATAATATTCCGCCATGACCTTGCGTTTGTATCCGTAAAAGTCATTCTCTGTTGCAGGAACTGTCCTGATCTTCTCCATTGTCCGATAACCAATACTGTTCACGATGCTGTCATAGATTTGTGATTCGATGCCGGGTGCATATTTAATAGATACCTGTAACAGATTATATTTATCGCTTTCGCTAAGATTCCGCAAGTGGCTTTGTAATGTCGGTATATCGTCCGGCGGCACTCCGTAATCAATCAGTGTTGCCTTTCTTAACTTCATTTATTTCACCTTCTTCATTTAAGTTCCAGTCACATGGCATGCCTCGAAAACATTCTGGACAGTGTTCGTAGAATCCGCAGCCTTTGCAATCCGCTGGCTGTCCAGTACAATATTGCTGTAGTACGTGGTATGCTGATATAGCAAGGTTTGGCGTTATGTCTGGTGTAGGTTTGTTATTCATTTCTTCATCTCCTCCAACTTCTTCTCAGCTTCTTCACGGGTGAGAAATAATGATTCACCGATTTTATCTATATCCGACAACTTAAATACGCACTTGTCGATTGCACATGGTGTCTTATTTGGAATACCTAAGATGTAATATACTTCTGTTCCAACCTTACACGGCAATCTCACAAGCAATCCCTGTTCTTCTAAGTCTTCATAAACAGCAAGTTTCGTAAGAATTTTATCCGCAAACGGTTTTAATAATCCATCCGTAATTTCTTCTTTTGCAACTCCTGTACCATCAACATTTCTTTCTCTTTCTGTTAATCTCTCCATCTACTTCACCTCGTGAATTAAAAACTTTATCCTCACACGACTGAAGTCGCGTGCTTCCAGACGCTTTAGGCGTCAGACTAAATATCGGCGGATACGCCTGTAACTTAGGCCAGCGCAGTTATGCGCATTTTCCCATGCCAGATATGGCAGGTTCCCACATTGCAGGTAGTCCGCTGTATATCTGCCTGCATTTATGCTGCCTTTAAGATTTCCATTTGTAAATGAAGTTCTTTCAGATCTGCATAAACACATGAGGTTCTACGCTTTACCGAAGGGACTTTTGCCTCCAGCAAAGACCTTTCCGTTACCGGAAGGGGTTTTAAAAGTTCTCTGATAAAATATCTTGCTCCGATATTATACGATGCCGACAGGTCACAGTTATATCTTTTTCCTGTCTGGAATACACAAAGACTGTGATTTTTCGGGTCACGGGACACACTTCCGGAGCCATCGTATGCAAGCCTGCTCGTATTCCATGCGCAGACTCTGGATACCCGCATTCCTTTTCTGTGTGCCTGATGCTCACAGCGTTTCTGGATATCCCGTTTTCTCCACAGATGCAGTTTCTGTTTTTTCTTTCCGGATATCTTTCCCTGCATTTCCAGATACTCGAATACGATTACATCTGCATGGTTCTCTTCTGCATTTTTTACGATCGCACCTGCAATTTTTCTTCCCAGCTCTATGTTCAGGCGTTTCGTATATGCCCATCTTCCCCGTGACTGCGCAGAGCTGTGTTCCCTCTGGAATCTTCGGATCCGGCCCAGTGTGCGGTACATCCGGTCTTTTTCACTGGGATGATTGATAAATTTTCTCCCCAGGACAGTTCCGTCTGCCCGCATAATGGTACAGACCGCATCGGTATTGATTCCCAAGTCCACACTACAGATGATCTGTTCTTTTACCGGTGTCTTCGTAAGTGTCACTTCTTCCGTATAAGAAAAACGCAGGAAATATTTATGGTGCCTTTTCTCCAGTGTCGGGGCTGATGCCTTTTTCCCCGACCAGTTCCTGCGCAG